CAATTGTCTCCTCTTTCAACACATCTGTGTTAGTTGGTTTACGTATTTTGTTGATAGGTACTAAACCAGATCTACCATTATATTTTATAGCGGCATATTGTAATTTACCTATAGTTTTAGTCTTGTTTGAAGTTAATGTTATTTCTTCTTTTTCTTTCAAAACAAAAAGATCCTTTTTGCCTGAAGGATCAAGCATGGTTGCATTCATTTTGTTTTCTATTTTTAATACTAAATCTGACCACTTTGGGTTATTACTAATGTATTTTTGCCAAGCTGGTAAACCTGATGTTGTTTTAGTATTTAATGTAGCCATGGGATATAATTACTCTTTTTTTAAATGTATTTATATCCAATCTGGTTTGGCCCTATTAGTCCAAGTATGTAAGTCTGTTTTACCTTTAGAATAGTATTCTCTGTAATTTGTAATCGGATCATCACTCACTATATACTCTTCTGGCATAGCACATGGCATTTTAGTCATATCCCAATCACGTAAACCATGAGGAGGATTCTGTACAGTAAGACCTAATTTGATAATACTTTTATGGCTCTTGTCATATCGGTGAGTATATTCATCACCTAGAGCAAAGAAGTGTTCTACCAACCAAAGATAGTTTTCAACCGATTCCCTGGCCCAAACCGAACTAGGATGATTAACATGAGTAGCCTTATATAAAATATCATCCCTAAAATCTTCAAGTATGTAATTTTTGTATTTCCTACCATTCTTAATACTATCTATTTGTTTACCATCTAATACTCGGTGGGCAGTACATAATAGTTGGGCAGTTTCTAGTATCATCTTTACTACATGCTTATCTACCAACCATTGAGCAGATACGTTAGGTGACTCATCTAGATAGAATATGTTCATTATAGTCCATCCTTAATCATCTCGATTATTTCTTCAGCTACATCATAAACTTCTTCATCAGGATGAATACCCTTATATTTGGATACTATACGGAGCAATTCAACAAATTGCCGCTGATTCATATCAACAATTTTCACAGCTTCTTCTTGCATATTATATCCTTATCTGGAGCGGACGGTGGGAATCGAACCCACTGTCCTTTGATGTTGGTACTCCCGAGAGGACTCGAACCAACACAAACGGAATCAAAATCCGTTGTCCTACCTTTAGACGATGGGGCAAGACAAGCAGTTTCACATCATTCTTAGGATGTCACACGGGTGGGGTATTTTTTTGTTTCTTACGAATCCATGTTTCACGTAATTTCTGTTTGTGTTCTTCTGATTTGGCTTTGCCTTTGTTGGCTTTACCACCTTTAGAACCTGATATTTTAGCAGTTTCCTGATTCCAAACTTTTCCAAGCTCTACTGCTTTCTGGCCGCCTTTTCTAGATCTAGCAATATGACCTTTTCTAGCATTTTCTGCAGTAAATCCACCGACTCCACCTTGCTTCATATTATAGTTAGAACTTGAATTATAATCTTCTGTTAGTTCAAATTCTTTACGATAAGCATCTTCTTTAACATCAGTAACAAATAAAATTTCTTTAGTAAAAGAATCTTTACCATATTTTTTTATGGCATTTCTAATTGCTATACCGCTTCCCATATATGAATCATTTGGATTGTCGGTTTTATGAACTCCAATATATGTTTTCATATTTTCTATATTTGTTATTTTATAAACTGTATACATGAAAGAACTCCTTACACGTATTTATAAAATAAACAAATTAAGCCAGCTCTAACCATTGAGCTACGGGAGTAAAATGGTGATCCCTGCTGGACTCGAACCAGCGACACACGGATTAAAAGTCCGTTGTTCTACCTACTGAACTAAGGGACCTTAAACTGGTAGGCACGGCGGGACTCGAACCCGCAAGGTTTCCCGTCAAATTTTAAGTCTGATGCGTTTACCGATTTCGCCACGTGCCCTTAATTTATTAACCCTTTAATAATTACTATGCTTCTCTTTAAATTTGTAAACAATTTTGTCATACCAAACCGGATCATCTTCCTTAAGAATTTCCAGAGGAGCAAGACCCAGTTCACGCTTAGCAGCGTATGCTTCAACCGTAAACCGCTTTTTCAATTGGGCCTTAAACTTACCCATTGTAAAAGGGCTAGTGGAATACTTAAAGCGGCCAAGGAACATCCGTTCTGACCAAGGAGTGTTCCAGCCATCCGGTGCATAATAGATAGAGTTACCATCTTTCAGGATGTTTTCATTGGTGAAGTTAGTCATGGTAGGTTGTCCTTTTGTTTAAACCTTATACTATTATAATAGCACACTGGTTTGAAAAGTACACAACTATTTTACATTTTTTAAAATATTTTTTTCATGTATTTGATCACTGACTTGATCCCAGACTTGCCACTCGACTTGATCCTTGACTTGCCACCTGACTTGATCCCTGAATTGATACCAGACTTGATCATAAACTTGATACCAGACTTGATTCAAGACTTTATTCTTGACTTGATTACTAACTTGACTTTTAAGTGGTTTCATGTATTTGTTTTTCGACTTGATCCCTGACTCATTCTTTACTCAGTAATATCTGGTATATCCTCTAAAATAAATCTAGGAGTGAAACCTTCAAATGATGTTTCATCTATATTATCGAAAACATCTTCGGCTTCTTCCCTGTCGGTACATCTAAACACTGCTATATCCTGAGACTTTTCAATGATTGTATATACACCATCATTAAAGATAAGGATATAGCTTTCACTTGCTTGGATGAATTCCATTAGTTCCACTCCTCAAAGACTGTTTTCTTATGCCTATGAATATTTTCTTCTACAAATGTTGTATTATCCATTACTGGTATATCCTCTTGTGCATAATCTTCAATATCATATAGTTTCATCTTAGATTTATCAATACCTATCAAACATCGCTTGTTGGTTGATATATCACTATATCTATTCTTCAACTGTTTGAATTGGATTTGACCTTGTTCTTCTAATTCATCACTTGTTATAGCCGCAATCATAAAGTCAACCGTCTGGGGAAGACCAAAGCTTTCACTAGTATCAGTAAGATCTACATCAGAATTTGAAAAGCCTGTTCTGTTTGTTTGAGTAGCACTTACAACAGGTACATTAAACTCTACAGACAACCCTCGTAATTCTTCTGCAATTGCCTTAATAATAGTATATGAATTAGCGGTAGAACCAGCCTTAATTCTAGATGAAGCACAGATGTTGATATAGTCAATATAGATAATATCAGGTACAAACTTCTTCTTAAGCTTCAATTCATTCAAAAGATGTCTGAAATGATTAGCACCAACTGAAGACGTAGGATATTCCTTGATAATAAGCTTACCAATTTTACCTGCATTAATCTTTTCAAGTTTTCTTATGTACTGATCTTTATCCAGGTCTTCAAGCTTATCCAATGGAACATTCATCAGATTAGCATCAATTCGTTCGGCAATTCGTTCTTCAGCCATTTCCAATGTGATATAAAGAACACTTTTGTTATCCATTAGATTATTTGCAGCTTCATTGCACATAATCAAAGTCTTACCGGTACCAGTACCACCCATGATAAGATTTAGTGTCTTGCTAGGGAAACCGCCTCGAGTAATTTTATTGAGCCATTCTAATGAAAGTGGTATTCTACTCTGAACACTATGATAAAAGTCATATCTAGCCTCAGCATCATCAATAAAGTCATGACCGATGTGATTATCAAACGAAACAGCCAAAGCATCTTGTAATAGATTAGGTATAGAACCACGAGATTCATCACCTTCACCATCTATGATACCAATTGATTTCATAATGGCATTATAGATTGCTTTATCTCTACAGAATTCTTCAGTCTTATCTATTAGCCAATCATCTTCTACATTAAGCTTTTGGTCTAACTTTTTGATAACATCTACTGTTTGATCATAAACCTGTTGATTAACACTAATATCATCCAAGTCAATTAATAGAGCCTCAGAAGATGGTCTGTTATTATACTTTTCAAAATATTTATTAATGAGTGTAAAAGTTAGCTTGTTATGATCACCTGTGAAATAATCTAGTTTGATATAAGGTAAAGTTTTTCGTATGAAGTTATCATCATTAATAAGTTTATTGAGAATAATTTCTTCAATATTATTCAACTAAGTCCCCCTCGAACTCAATAATAGATCCGCCGCCTATTTGATAGCCCTTTTTAATGTACTCTTTGAAGTCTGTATCATTAAGAATAGGTTCCCAAAATTCAGCCTTAAGTGTGTCTTTTATCCGTACCTTTGGATCAACCAATTCACCTGTTTCACGGTTTACTCTACAGTACCAACCATTACTAGGTTTGGCGACATATTCACCCGCTAAAGCAACATCAAGCAAACCAGACCATTGTTCAACACCACCGTCCCATGATACCGTGATGGGAATTTTTGACTTTTCCTTAACGTACCGAGACTTTTCAACATTAATGACAAATTCATATGCAGTGACTTCTTGTCCAGTCTTCTGTTGACGCCGACCCAAAATCCAAATGTTATCCGCTGAATATGTGATCCCCGTGCCGCCAGATACAATAGCCTTGGGAAATAGCCCAATTTCCATATAAGTATGATTTACAGCAATCAATGGAATATTCTTCATATTGAGATATGGTGTACACATGCGGAACAAGCCCTTCAATGCCTTAGCACGAGACATATCAGCAACTGATTTCTCATTGATAGCATCTTCAAGTTCTTTCTTAGAAGCAAGGTTGCCCACTGAGTCAATCACAACACATACTCGGTCGTCACGATCCAAATTGTCAAGCTGAGCTATAAGATCAAACTTGAGTTCTTCAACATTGGTAATTGGAGTGTGCAATACACGAGATGTATCAATCCCAAAGGTTTCAAAGTATGTCTGGGGTGACCCAAATTCTGAGTCATAGAACAACAAGACTGCTTCAGGATATTTCTTAAGATAAGCCGAAGCCATAATAAGAGCAAATGAAGTCTTGAAGTGCTTAGAAGGACCAGCAAGAACTGTAAGACCAGGTGTTAAACCGCCATCAACTTCACCTGATAGTGCCACATTGATCATTGGTACTTCTGTTGGGATAAAATCTTTTTCATTAAAGAACTTAGACTCTGCTAAAATAGATGTATGATCTAATTTAGAGTTCTTCTTTAGTTTGTCCATTACATTCATTAATTATTCCCTTTATTGGTTAATTCTTGTCTATACTATAATAAAACTGTGTAGTTGTAAACACTTTATTAAACATATTCTTGCCAAGTACCTGGTTTATCAAATGTCATAAACAAGCGCCAGTCATAACCACGGCGCCTATTCTGTTTGTATGGTTTCTTATAACGATTTTCAACTACCCACTGTTCACCGTCTATCAGAATACCACATACCAAATGTCCTTCACCTGTTTCTGTATTACAAATGATGGCACTTACATGTTCTCTGGGATGTCCTTTATGAATGAACAATTCAGCACAAGTCAAAGCAAAGCCATCACAGTCATCTTGGAATTCCTCTCCAGCCATAACATCATCAGCATGAGAAGTCCAATGTTCATTCATATCATATTGCTTATCATCATGGATATAGGTGAATAGACCATGAACTTCTTTATGTATATCTCTAACTTCGTCTAGTGTTAACATTTATTCCTCCTTACAAAGAATACTCTCTGGTTCCCGTTCACACATTTCTGTATATCCTGGTACGTGATAGTCCTTAGGTTCTTCGGTTGGTGTACAAGCAAATAATGGTAGTACTATAATTGCATATTTAATCATAGAGAATCTCCGACATTTTTTTCTTAAAATTTTCTATATCTTCTGATCTATTTGGCCAATAGATATATTCCTTTTCAGATGAACTAAGATTATTTAATAGAGGTAGGAATGAATCATATAATGCATGAGCTCGAGTTTGCCAATCTTTAGCTTCTTCATCAATTGCTTTTATATCAAAAATATCATCTTCACTCATATGAGTGAATCCAAAATCATTTAATTTAGTCATACAAAAAACCTTTCCAGCGTTGATATTTTTTTATGAGACCAACCCATAGATGTTAGAATGATATCAATGGGTTTCAAATAGCCCTTCTCAAATTGCTCATCATAATCTACATAATCTAGCAAGGCAGGTAATGATGATACGTTAGCCATAACATTCTCACCCACTGGGTTGGGCATTTTCATGTAACTGAATTTGATCTTATCACCGTCTTTCACCAGTTCTACTTCCTTGGTAAGACCATGATCAACTACATATTTATTGTGCAGAGCCGCAGCCCTGACAGCAATTGGTGTACCTTTGATATATGACCAATCAGGTTTAAGGTACTCAGAGAAGTTTACACCTCGGTTGAAGCAAACTGCATCAATGTCCTGTTTTTTAAACTCGTCTCTAATTTCTTTGATATAAGACTGGATTGCTTCTTCACTTTCATTAATGATAATGTTCAGTGATTTCTTAATATAGTCGCGGCAAGCACTAGGGGTTGATGATCTAATGGCTTCAATACCCATCATCTTCAATTCGGGCTCTTTATATCTGAAGCCTTCATTGTCCCATACATTAAGAATGTACCGCTTTTTACCTGTGAAGATACCCTTCGATGCTAGCACTTCACGTTTCATAACCATCTTCTGATCATATGCATTTACATAATCAGCCAAGTCTTGGTATGAATTATCTATCATATCTTGTAATTTAGTATCACAGATTTTATCCATGAAGTTGATAACTTTGTCAGTATCAGATGTATCATCAAAGACCTGTTTAATAAGATCATCCAAACACACATAAGTAGAGTCAGTATCAACCGCTACAACATAGTCTTTGTCACTGTTGAGTATCTTATTCATATACTCATTAATTTTACCTTCTATGAACCTAATAGATAATTGGCCTGCTAAAGTAATACCTTCGGCGTTATCAATATCAAACCATCGGAATGCTACATTACCCATGGCACCATATGCCGAGTTCAATTGAATTTTCTTGGCAAGTTGAAGATTATGGAACCTAGCTATTGCATTTGCATTTTCTACAGATGGGTCTACTTCATATGCATTTTTTGCCTTCTTGAGTTCATTCTTATATTTAGTCCGATCATTATACATCCTCTCCATAATTTCAGAGAAGAAACTTTGTTTTTCTTTTGAGTAAAAAACTCTATTGGGTGTCATGGTAATATTCTGATCATGTAAATCACTTGTATCAACTTCCCGAGATAATAGATTATCAACTGTCACATGACCTATATCAGTCTCAATAGGGGGAAGTTTAGTATCAGGTCCAATATTATATTGTTGAATAAGATGAGGGTATAGACTATTCAAGTCAAATGATGCCACCCACTCATGCATACCCACAAGTGATTGTTTCACAAAGCCGCCAGCATAACTTGATCTTTTGGTGACTGCTTTCTTGAGATTAACTACTGTATTACTCTCCATAAGATGGTTATGGACAATAACATCCCAGATAAGTACCGAGCCTAATGTATCGGCAAAGTTAACCTTGGCATCGTAAGCAATAGTAAAGACCTGCATGAGATAACCCAATTTTTCTTCTAATAGGAAAATGAGTTCTGTATCTCGAATGTTATAGTCAATGAACTTTTGGAAGTCATTCTTGTATAGATTATGAAGGCTACCATGCTCTGAGTAATCTAATTTCTTGACCCCTAGTTCTACTTCCCCAATATAGTCAAGTTTATATGACTCTCTTGGATTCAGATTAAACTTTTTATAGACTTGAAGATAATCAAGAATAGTAATACCTGCTAAGTCCCAAGAAATTTCAGTGTTGTGTCCTAATTTAACTTCACGTCCTTCTACCTTATTCCACGGTGATAGCTTCATATAGCTTTCATCATCAAACAGGCGTTGCATACGGTTAATGAGATATGCAAAGTCAAACAGTTCTACATTCCAACCAGTGACTACATCAATATCAATCCGTTGCCAAAAGACAATGAACTTACGGAATAACTCTACTTCATTCTTACACTTCTCATAAACTACATTATCGGCTGCCTTATAATCATGATATGCAAAGACATAGTATTTGTTTCGATAATAAACCGTAATGGATGTTACTTCATATTCAGCCCTGGAAGCATCAGGAAAAGAACCATCATGTGAAATAACCTCAATATCAAGTGAGGCTATTCTGATCCTATTCATTTCAGGATTGATGGTAGGATATGTATCGTTGATCCAAGCATACTGCCACCGATCAAAGCCATATACTTTGCGGTTTACAATTTCTTTGGATTCATTTAGATAATTTCGTGCATCAGTGATTCGCTCGAATGTCTTTTTTGAGACTGGATCACCGTGAATAGTTTTATAGTCGCCATATGGGTCTGGTTCAAACAAATATGGGTTGACATGTACTTTTTTCTTAATACGATGCCCATGTTTATCATATCCCATGAGCAAGATCTTGTTGAAGTTTAGCTTTACATTAGTATAAAATTCAGTGTTCATTTACTCTCCGCTTGCAATATATTACATTTATATACTACTATGGATAGGAAGTAAATACTTTTTGGGGGAGTATTGAACTCCCCCGGTATAAATTATTCAGTAAGTAGTTGTGTTGATCCAATTGGAATATCAACTGGTTTTTCATCTTCGGGTATTTCTCTTACAAACTCAATTGTAAGTATACCATTCACAAGTGATGTTTTGTCAATTTGCATATACTCACCTAAGATAAACTCTCGTGTAAAATCTCGGGCGGCAAGACCACGGTGAACATACACTTTATCACTTTCAGCTTCTTTTGAAGATGAGCCTTTGATAGCAAGTGTACGTGTTTTAGGGTCTAGCGTAATTGTAAGTTCATCTTCACTGAATCCTGCTACAGCCATTTCGACATAGCTAGAGTCATCATCTCGTTTGATGAAATTATATGGGGGATATTTTTGGGGTTTTGTAGAACCAGCATATTCAAAAACATTATCAAATCCAATTAAGGTATCAACAATGCTGGCTGGGAAAGTAGATGTTGTTATATTATAGTTATTACTCGTGTTCATATTAAGTTCTCCTTTTATAAGCGAGTGTTAATGGGATACACCGAAGTCGTATCCTCACATGTATTTATCACTAAACTACACAGAATAGTGATAAAGTTACCAAAGAAATGCAAAAAAGATTCTTGATTGATTCAAATTCGAAGTTAACCACAATTTTTTCCTTTCATGTTAGAGGTTAATATCAATAATATTTATAATTATGTTACCGAATTTTGTTATATCATTATTGATACCTAGGTATTCAATTTATGTATACCTGCTTCTTTCAATTTATAAATCAGGCCAACCTCCATACCATAAGCTTCTACTTCCCATGGTGCATCATAATATGCATTTTGTTTCTTCTTAGGTTTCCATACCTCCCCCATCCAAGCATGGCCGTCACCAATATATGACAATTCATTCTTACAATACTGCTTCACATGAACCATTTCATGTGCGAGAGCAGTCAATAATTCTTGTCTGTGTACGTTGTTTGGGTTAATAGTAATGGTAAACCATCTAGGATTTTTAGTGCCATCTTCATTAACACAATGAGCCATGAAATCGGCTTTGGTGTCTATCTCTAGATCAATTGTAATATTTTTTACTGTTCTCGGGTGCAATAACTGATTTGCATAAAATGTTAGTACTTCATTATACTTATCGGTTGAAGCGTTTATGATCATTGCAAACAGTTTCCATTCTTGTCCATGTATTACCGTAATTATCAGTCATGTAGACTTGACGTTCAAAGCATTGGGTTGCATTGCTAGAAGAATACACGGTTCGGTTTGAATTCTTATTATATAACATAGTACCAAGAAGTAAACCCATTCCTAGATACAAAGGTGCATTATTATGCCGCTTATGTCGCCTGTGGTGCGACCCATAGCGATGATAACCACGCTTATTATAATTATTATAATGATTATAATGGTGTTTGTTGTATCTATGACCATGGCCAGGATCAGCTATAGCCTGTGTGGGCAAAGCTAACATAGCAGTAATACATAGAGCAGATAGTAGTTTCTTCATTCTAGATCTCCGTTTTTGGCTAAATATGAAATCGTACCATGAAGTTTTTTATTGCGTTTAACTTCAAGGTAAGTCTTTTCTAATTCATCATCATCAAGACCGTTAAGATAAATCAACCACTTTTTTGCATTCTTAAGATTAGACTTCATTTTAGATCATCCTCTGTACAACCATGGGCAATACAATTAATATCTGTATCAACTAGGTTGCCAATTCTATATTCAATCTTCATCAAGTTCTTTCAATTTATTTGCAACATCAATCAGATATCTGGCAATTGCTATGTTACGATATTGACCTCTAGTAGATTCAAAATCATCATCTTCTAATGCTTTAGCTTCTAGTTTAAGTCCTTGAATAAGTTCTTTAATCGAAGTAGCTTTACTATATTGTGGATTAGTCAGTGACATCGTATTCCTCCGTTCTAATACCTCTAACAACACCAGCATTCTTCTCAACGAATTCCATTGGCTCGTCTTTCACAATAGAGACTTCTTCCTTTGGCTCTGGCGGCAGTGTAGAGGGAGACCACCAGTATGGGACCTCTCTGTTTTTCCATGCGGCTAGTTTAATCTTGTCATGGTTGTAGTATTTACGATAAGACTCTACCGTATCGCCTGGAATCTTGTATGCATCTGGCATTGCAGGTGTAACAGGAGTTCTGGCACCAGGTTTGATATTCTTTGGTGCAGACTTGAGATATGGAATCAACTTGGCACAACCATGGACTTTGCCATACCGAAACGTGTATTCTTCTAGCAATGCAACCCATAGACTGAAAAGCCACTGGTAGTTTTGTTTGTTATGTCTAGCCCAGATTGCAGATGGATGATTAGGATGAGTAGCCTTGTATAGATTGTCTTCTAGCACTGCGTCTGGATGGCGCCAACGCTTAATCTTGCGACCATTTGCAGTCTGGTCATAATACTCGGTGCCGTCCAGCATACGGTGTGCAGTGGACAGCAATTGAGCATACTCGATATTCATCTTGACCACATGCTTGTCATTGTGGTATTTGGCAGCCGTAGTCGTCACTCGGTCAAGTTCAAAGATATTCACTTTATTTACCTTTGCTTTCCATCAGTTCAATATAACGTTCTGTATTGTCAATCCATTGCTGAATAACTTCCATATCCTTATCATTCAGCATATAAGACTTATTATAGCCTTGCAATTCTTCTTCGTGATATGCAAATTCAAGTGATGAACTGCACTTAAACCGAATTACATCAAACTGCCAAGCTTCATTATCTTCACAATACCACATTGACAGAGCCATACCACGTTGGCGACGTGAAGGAAGAGGTTCCTGATTATCAGGGTGTGCAGCCGCTTTCATAACAATATCGGACGAATCTTCATCATGCAGAGTGATAGAATACAATTCGCCAGCATCTTCAATACCAGCCTCTTGATTAAGAGCATTAGCGGCAATGACTGCCATGTCAGAATCAGACGCTACAACCATCTGGGTTGCATATTTGTATTCTACGGTATAGGTGTTTGACATGGTATGTTTCCTTTTGTTCAAACCTTATACTATTATAATAACACACTGGTTTGAAAAGTAAACAACTAATTTACGATTTTTGAATATTTTTTTAATTTTTCTAATTTTTCACCTGAATACTTCTTAGTAAGTTCTTGATCTAGGTCTAAGAACTCATGCACCAAATTATACATGCAAAGTAAGTCACCCAATTCTCTTTGTAACTTATCAGTATGGCCATCGAGAGACCACCTCATAAGTTTACTGGCTTCAATACTAACTTCAGAACATTCTTCCATTAGAATAACCAAAGTTTCTTCAAGTTTATTCATCAAATATTCTCCTTATGTATCCACCATTGCTCATCATTCATTAAAAAGACTGGATTGTATTCATATTTCACCTTAATTGGCTGGGGCGCCGGGATTCGAACCAGGACCGACGGATTCAAAGTCCGTTATTCTACCATTAAACTAAGCCCCATTTGTTAGGTTATTTAACCTTGGAAACGGTTTTAGACATATCATAGACCTAATATAGAAGCTGCTTTACCTGCATCGAGAGACTTGCCCTCCCTCAACCAATCTTCACATTGCTCAAAGTAGAAAGCAGCATCTTCATACCCAGCAGCTTCTAATTGCTGCTTACAAGCTTTAAAGAACTGCAACTGCTTCATAGCAAAACCATTGTCCATACCTGAAGCTTTATAAGTTTTACCTGCTCTCTGATTCATAATAATCTATCCTTAAAATTACCCGTCATGCCAATTAGCCATCTTATATCTTTCTCTTGGTACACCTACAAAGTCACATTTATATTCACTCATCTTATCGTAACTAAGATGTGTCCATTCATCTCTTTTATTCCACAATTTCTTTGCAATATCTTCAAAGTCTGCTAACTCAACAAACTCTTCAATAATGCATTTCATATCTATTACTTCAGTGAAGTTAAATGAGTCCCATTCATGATGGAATACTTCAAATACTACTCCATCATCATCAACATAATCTACACTTATATCAATTCCCCATTTAGGTTTCATTTTTATCATCTTCCAGATAAGGGGATTAACATATGTAAAGTCATTAAGCCTTCTAAGAGCCTCATCAGTATATCCTTTTCTTTCTACTAGGATTGCATGATTAAGATGGGCTCCGTATTGCTGGTCAGTCTGCCAATACCAAGGAAGCCTGATAGACCATTCACCAACTTGATGCTGACCTAACCGGGCTTCGTAATTATTAGTTTTAGCATGCTCTCGTTCTAGCCCACAGAGCGCATAACCATTTTGATCGAAAGTTTTTAGTGAATCACGTTTAGTATAATGAGTATCGTCTACCGGTTTATCCCAATAGCCATCATGGTTAAGCCGCCATAATGTCTTCTCTAGTTTCATTTAGCGTAAGTCCCCTTGCAGTGTGCAGCATTAGTAGCCTACCGTATACGAAGAGTAGCTTTTTTATTTATCAGTTTCCGAATAATGTTTGTCACACAATGTGACAATATATGGTAAATCTCTGGTCTTACCAGGTTCACCACAAATTTCACATGTACGTGTTGATAAAGTTTCTGCTTCAGTTATAAATTGACTTACTGCAAAAGCATCAGTATCATGTACATCCTCAAGGATATAGTATATCCTCAATTCGCCGAACTTTTCTTTAATTTCAGTGATGGTAATACTACCAGCACCATTCTCTAAAAGTTCTTTAATTTGATTAAAAGCTTGATCAACCAAATCATACCAACCCTCACCAATACTATAGGGTGTATTGCAAATATCAGCATGTTTATTTTTTAATTCAATCATACTATTATAATACCACACCTAACTCAAAAGTAAACACTTATTTTTAATTAATTTCTTGCAACCTATCATAGCATTCACCTTCTATGCTATCACTCAGTATATTGGCAATCAGAACCCAAATTGAGTCAAAATCACCAAAGATCACCTTTTGATAAACTTTGTTGCCAATTTTATCTACACCTAGGTCATGAACCTGGTGTAGATAATTAAGCTTAAATTTATCAGAAGTGGGGGTCATAATATTTTTATCTATTTTCTTATGTAGAGGTTTCATGTTTGCTTAAACACTTCATTAAAAAATAAGGGCAGCCCGGGCAGCCCTTATTTCAAAGTCAAGTTGAATGGTGGTTAGTCCGCTACGCGGCGCCAACCTTCAGGGCTGTATTCGCGCTGGCGGCGAACTCGGTATACACCTGGATCGAAGAAGATTGGCTCATGAGTGTCATAAGACCGTTCATGAGTTACCTTGGTACCGCTCTTAACTTCAAGAACAGCTTCAAGGGGGTCTTCTGGATTGGCGAACATAGTCACCGCACCTGAGTCCATCCAGTGATGATGCCCAGTTTCTGAATGGGTCACAATGACTTTACCATCAGCTTCTGGTTTTACCTCGGTGAACCCTTCAGGAACACTGTTGATACGGATGAACATCACATCACCCTGTGCAGCTACACGATTAAAGGTTTTCATCTTATTTTCTCCTTTCTAAGTTCTTACCTCGGGAACAATGTAGTCGTTAACATCGTCAATACCATAAGACCACATATTGGCAGCCAAAGCAGTATCGGTTTGGTCACTTGATAGGTAATCTCGGGCAGGTGGAATTGGCAGAGCAAATTCACGGCCGGTACCACATTGTACCAACAAGAACCGTTCCTTACCAGAGTCAGGCAAGTCTACTTCAACAAGCATACCAACTTCTGGGTCTTCATCTTTGTCGATTGTCACATAACCCAATTCATCAAGGATTTTGTTCCAACCAAGCAATTCACATGCCACCCGGCGCTGTTCGATATTTTCCCACGTAAGGGCAACTTCGGGTGTCAGGGTTTCAGGCTTTTCAACCCAATCACCTGGGAAACGAACACCGTGCCAGACATATACACCAAAACCATCACGATATTCAATGGCTGGTCCGAAGTCACAGTGTGCACGACCTTCTTCATCAGTCATAATGGCAGTAGGGCGGTGCTGAAGAATTGCATCAGTATCATATGGAGACCACCAACCACAATGGTTAGCGAGCTCAATCAATCCGTCAAGCTTATGACATTCTTCAATGTCAAGTTCATCTCGGAAGTATTTATAAAACTGAAGCCATGGGATATCTTGGAACCCATAACACATGTTATTAAGAATATCATTCTTAGATTGTGATGAGTCCATTTTTGAAATCATGTCAATCGCATGCATGGGGCTATCCGCTACATGGAAATTGGCGGGCGGATCAAGATCAACGGCCTTATAAGCCATTTCAACTGCTACCTTAGCCTTATCAAAATCAAGAGGCTCTGTTGACATACCAATCTTAATACCTTCTTGGGCATAGACCGGCAACAGTGCTTCCTGTTCTGAGGTTAGTGACTCAATTTTACTCATAATATAAAATCTCCATTGTTGATATGAGTTTCAGTTAACGAACTATTTCCTCCGTTTCAAACCTTATACTATTATAATAACGCGCTGATTTCAAAAGTATACACAAAAATGCGGGTTTTTATAAATTAATTTTCCAATGCATATACATTGATATTACTCTCAATAAACATACCTAACGATGAATAGAAACTTTTCAACCACACTTCAGAAGTATATTCTACATCTTCCATATAAACATTCTTAACGCCTACTTGGATAATAGCTTTGGCACATTCATTACAAATAGGAAGACCATGTACATATAGGTCCGAGTCTTTCAATGAAATGCCATTATAACAGGCATTATATATAACATTCTTTTCTGCATGAACTACTAGTTCATATTTTAATTCCCGGTTATGCAACCGTTCATCTGTATCTTCTATATCCCTAGGAAATCCATTATAACCAAATGATAGCGGTCGACCATCAATCACAGACACCGCACCAACCTGAGTATTTGGATCCTTTGACCAAGTAGAAACTTCCCGTGCAATATTCATATACCTATTAGTCCATTTATATTTTGGATCTGAGTTAGATATAGAAACTACGTCTGTAAATATTTCGCTTAATTTCATTTAAAGAACTTATCTAATGTTGCAAAGGTTTCGCCTAAACCCGACCATTTCCTACCTTGCCAGTGTGGGTATGAATTTCTAGATAAATGAACTGACCTTGGCTTTTCCATATGATAAAAACTTAATTCGCCTTTATCATTTATAAGATAATCGACCCATGATATAAACTTAATCTTGCTGTTAGCACAAAGCTTTTCCATTTCGTTTTTAAAAATAAGCCTTATATTGTTTCGCTCATTCCAACTACCATGAAATGGCTTATTCTTATAATGACCAGACTTTGGAATTTGCCTGCATTCATTTTCAATAGGAAGCAATTCGTATACTGAAACTTCATCCAAATCAAGTTCCAACAGTTGATTATAATACGCATTAACTAGATTTCTAGTAGATTTTTCTGGGTTTTTCATACGCAAAAGATGATGTCTGACATCAATGTTACCAAAATAAAACTCAGCAATTCTATGATTTGGTTCAATAAATGAAGATAACTTTTCCTTAAGTGCTCCATGAAGAGTTTTAAACGGTACAGAATTAACAAACCAACCTGGACGATACATAGAAATTGCATGACTATCACCAACAACAATTTTGTCAGTATCTTCAATTTCTCTAATGATAGTTGACTGGTTTTCTATTAGATTAAGGTTATTCCAATCTACTTTATTCCAATCATCATGAATATCACCATTCATCCTTGATTTAAGCATTTCAGAATATTTAGGGTGATCAATCCACAGAGAGTAAACTTTAGACTTTATCTTAGAATATCTAATTAAATTATCAATGCCACCATAATTCTTCATGCCGCCAAAAAGGTTCAATGAGCCTGCCCAATCATTTCCATGATAGACATAAACTTCATCAAATGTATTTGGGTCTGGGGCAATATCACCACTTATATCTAGATGTACATTATGACCAACATTAGACAACTGATCAGCATAAATTGCTGCTTGAGCTGCTCTATGTGAATGTATGTTCTTAGAGATGTGGGTGAACGGAGATGTAATCAAAATATTCATAATATTACTTATATATTGAGTTTACCTGCTTGTACATCTTTTTTTGGCCAGTCACGATAACTATCTACCTTATCGTATATAGTTTCATCGTGCAACACTGGCTCTTTGCCAACATTCCAGAAAAGAATTTTTTTACCGGTATTCTTAGGAATATATTTCCAAACCTTGCCATCATATGTATCTATACATGGAAATGGTGGAAGATTTTCTGGTTTCTCGCTCTGTTTAAATAACATCGGATCTGAAATAACTTCCGCGCGGCCAAGTTCACCGGCTTTAAGGTTGCGGGACACGGCGACCGAATGGAATTTAGCATTAGGCCAAGCGATTTGTAAAGCCCTAGAAAGAACCCCAGTAGAAATAGCTACATAAACCTCATCTGGTTCTTCTATCGTAGATGCAGCCTTTACAATTCCGGCAGTTACTAATTCATGCCTAAGGCCCAATGGAACAAAAAATGAATCTTCATGTTCTTCGGCCCACCTTTGTGCAATTCTATTAAGATTAGGCATCGCTGCAATTCTATGAAATTCTACATCGGCACCCTGCTCTATGCAACATGCTTGGTGGTGTGAAATCCTACGAGATGACGGCATAAAAAGTTTAACCTTCTTATTGTGACGCTTTGCTACATCAATAATAGATACGCCTGCTAGACCAGTTCGCGGTTGAACATATACTATAGTAGATGCATTAGACCCAGATATCAAGCAATCGCCGCCACGGCATTTTGTTCCAGTAATAAGGTCATCTCTAACACATAGAACACCATCATGTACAGTTACAACTGGGTCAGGATGTGGATCAGTCCAATTCTCAGCTATACTAAGATAATACTCTTTTGCCTTTTGCCACCCTAAAATACCAACATCTTTGTTAATACCATCTACAACGTGTTTATTATGTGCCATTCACTGCCCTCTTATATTCACATACACTCATTCCAGCCTTTTTAATAATAGTATCGTCAGCTGGATGATTAGTTATACCATTAAAACTTTCTACTATACCTATATCAATCATTGCTTTCTGGCGGCCGTATGGATGATCTTTAATCTTACATGATGACCATACCGAGTCAAAACATAAATTATTGTAGTCATGGCCCGGCTTAATATAGTTTTCAACCCATCTAATAAAATCACAACAAACATCTTCTGCATTATATGGATATGCACCAGTATCAGTATATATCTGATCCATTACGCTATCTAGAAATTTTTCTCTTTTAAGTTTATTAGAATTAACAGCCAAATAAGAAATACATTCTACTGCGTTTGTGCCATAATAAAACGGGCTTTCTAGGTTGATGTATTGTGGATACCAATCAGCAATATCAGCCAAGAATGCAGCATACTGAAATCTATAAGCTCTCAACCCATTATTTTTATTCCATTCGAACATCCACTCACCGACTTCACGGAAGTCTTTTTTTGCATTACTTTTGTGTAGCCATTCAGCCAATTCTCTACATAAACGTGGTGCAAATTCTGATAGGTAATAATCCCCACCGCGTTTATATAATGACCCAGCCGGTGGTTTAGGGAATGCAGGAAATTGATAACCAACTGACGTATAAAATGTAGATGTATAGTGATTTATGAAATTTACTATTTCTTCAATGCTCTTATGATGGTGCAAGTGATATAATATAGTGTTATAGTATCCAGATGGTTTTTTTGCATAATTAATAGCTGAACCAGTTACGCGGTGTAAAAGAAATACATACAACCATTCAGGCAAATCAAAATCTGCATGTTTGCCAGTCCAATCTTTGGCAATTTGCTTTCTAGGCCTAGATGCCAGGCCTGCTTCCATCTTTTTCCAGTATGGATGATTATCGCACCATCCATAAAATACATCATGAATTATTTGTGAGAAGCCAGCATATTTGCGTTCAACAACATCATATAATTCAACATTTTCCATAAGATCATCACCAACATTGCTGTCGATGTGTTTAATCATACCATATGGAGGTTCACTTGACACATTACATTTTGATTGTTGTTCTTTTGCTAGACTAAAATATCTTAGATATTCATCATAATATTTAGTAGCTTCCATCATTTTACCAAATCAAAATGGCGTGAATACACGTGAAGATTACCAACATTCCAAATAATTTTTGTTTTATTGATACCCAGATCGTTAGCTAATAGTTTAACGACATAATCTTGCCAAGCAAAATCATTGCGGTATCCGAACACTACATCATTAGATCTCATGTTTACTAATGAAATCAATTCATCTCCGCGGATCATATATTGTACGGCGTTTGTGCACATATAATCGCTTCTGCCGTTAACATTATAATCTTTCCACATACTAGGTCGGTTATAAATCATTACAGCACGTCTGCTGTTTGGGTGATTTTTCAATTCTTCTAGAGTATTTTCATATTGATTAAAATTATCGTCAGACCATATAACCCAACCATAATTAGAATTGATCTTACCATCGTTGCATGCCACGTCTTTCCATATGGCAGGCGTTTTGCCCGGAATATCGTCTACACACAATGACATTGATTTATACCATTCCAACTCGCGCTCAACATAATCTTCATTGACTTCACCAAAAATCATTGGTTCATCAGCTTCAAATGTTGCACCTATCATTTCAATGGTTTCTACACCGGTTTTATCCGTAATAGTATTACCAGATGATAATTCACCTATAAAATGGTTTCGTATATCATTTACGTTTAGCATCATTCACCTTCAATTGGTCTATTAAGATAATCTAGATCGGGGTCTTGCCCTTCCATTTTACCTCTGATATATGATACTGCAAAGCTTGCATAATTAATAAGATCTTTATATGTATCTTCTAACGACTCAAAATTAGCAGTCTCTCCAGACTCAAGCAAACTTTGGGCGCGCAACATCTTCCCATGCATAGTATCATGAATAGAATCTACCCCGCGTCGATAATGCATAGCTTGTTTCACATTAGAATTTGGGTTTTGATAATCCTTAGATTTACTGATTTGTAATTCCACACATTCTTGTAGAACCTTCACGGACTCACGTTGTTCTGGCATATTTCGGTACCCTCCAATATTTTCCGCCATATTTTGACGGCGTTAAATTATTCATTACGTGCTGGGCTTGGACAACATTAATAAGTTCAAACCTAACATCATCACCAACCATAAGCGGTTTATCAAATGGTCGATGCATTTTATAAAAACAGTAGTGTGTCAATATACCAGAATTTATACCCGATTGAACCCATTCATGGGTTTTCATTTTATGTTTTGATACATTATAATAGCTTGAAGATGATGGTATACATTTAAAGTCTATATATGAATTTTTATCTTGTGTCTTTACTATTGCATCATAAACACACGCTCCACCTCTATGAATATGTTCTTTAAGTGGAGCATTAACTAAACCCATTTTAATTAAATACTCTTCTAATACAAGACAATCTACGTCCTTTGTAAACTTAATATCACTCCGATCGCCTTGACCAAGCCGATTTTTCATTTTGTTGCGTAATGAAATGAATTCTTCATCAATAACTAAGTTACCAATATCATTAAAAATATTTTCTATATAAGATAGAAGTGAGTTATTCATTTTAATAATCCATGATTACCTTCATGGGAAGGTCCAACCCAACCGTTGGGTTTAATGAGATCTGGCAAACCAAGTGGATTTGGCCGACTTTCTTTAATACCGACCTCTTTTGACATATTAGCATCATGCACCACATCCCAAGCTTTATACTCATCTACATCAAATGCATTAAGAGTTCCAATTGCTACAACACATAGATCAATACATGCATCTACAATTTCTTCACTATCGCTTGAAGCGGCGGCAGCTTTCAGTTCATCCAATTCTTCTTGTAGAAAATTAATACGAAACTCTAAAAACGTTTTAAGCTTTTCATCATCAAATTCTCTGACCTTTTCATTAACTCCATATTTTGTATGCATATCTGCAATATCTTTTACCCAATTTTGTGTCATATTGTCTCCTCTCTCATAGAATATAACTTTATATTATATTCAACTAATCTAAATGTAAACTCTTTTCTGACAAAAAAT